TTTAAAAGCTTATTATAAGTTTGGGGACAGAATTAAATTTAAGGATTGTTCGATACCCCACTATAATGTTATGACATTTAAGGTTCTTGCTGGTGATACCTCAGACAACATTGATGGTATTAGTATGATGGGTGAGAAAACTTTAGTTAAGTTTTTTCCTGAAATACTTGATTCAAAAGTAACTTTGACCGATATTTTAAAAAAGAGTCAAACTTTATTAAACGAAAAACAAAAAAATGTTGCATTAAGTAATCTACTTAGTGGGAAAACAAAAGAAGGTATTTTGGGTGATGAGTTTTTTAAAACCAATAAAAAACTCGTGGATTTATCCGAACCTCTAATTGATGAAGAGGGGAAAGAAATGGTTAGGTTATATTATTCTGAGTCGATGGATCCCGACGGAAGAGGACATAGAAATCTAATTAGAATGATGATGGAAGATGGGTTTTTTAAATACCTACCAAAGGGTGACGACGCTTGGGTAAACTTTTTAAAACCTTTTATGAAATTGACAAGAAAAGAAAAACAAAAATTTAGAAACAAAAAGTAGAAACAAACAAAACTATGAGAGATCAAGAAATAACAAAAGTAGAATTTTTGTTAATGTGTAACGACAACATCGTTGTTCAACGATTCTTTAACGTGAGAGGTTTTAACCGAAACGCTCACAAATCCGAAGAATTTTATTACCACATCCAAAACCTTAGTAATGAATTACAATATGATTTACGGATGAGAACATTGAATTATATGTTGGACAACCAATATGAAATTATTGAAAATCCTGACGTGTTAAACACATCGATTACGGATGGTCCGGAAAATTTTAATCTAATAATTAAGCTTGGTGATATGACAATTTGTCATAGAGTATTCAACGCTAAAGTATACCCTCCGAAGGTCAGATACACCGTAGACCTACGCCCAAAACTAAAAAACATCCTTGGTGGACTTACTGACATTTTTTCAGGTGATAACTTTAATTTTTCATATCCTGAATTTATTAAAAACTAACACTATTTATCTTTACTAAAGGAGAAAAAATATATGGCGACAGGAAAGAATTTTGAGTATTTGGGTAATACTTTTCAATTACAACTTTTAAATCAGATTATTGTAGATAAGGATTTTTCACATTCCATTATCGATGTAATTGAGAATAATTATTTTGAAAATAAATACTTCAAAATTATCATTCAAATGATACGTGAGTATTATACAAAATACGATCACACCCCATCGTTTGAGACCCTTGAGCAGATCACAAAATCAGAACTTCAACAGGAGATTGCATCTAAGATTGTTATGGACACAATTAAGAAAATCAAGGATGCACCTATCGAGGGAGTAGCTTTTGTACAAGAAAAAGCTTTGAAATTCTGTAAACAACAGGAACTTCAGAAAGTAATGGGAAAGGCACAAAAGATCATTGACGGAGGTGAGTTTGAAAACTACGACACCCTCGAAGAAATGGTGAAGACCGCACTACAAGTGGGAGCAAAAGATACGACAATGTTAGACGTATTCTCAAACCTTGAACAAGTACTTGAAGATGATTACAGACATCCAATCCCAATGGGGATACCAGGAATTGACAGATTGTTAAAAGGAGGTTTAGCAAAAGGAGAAATAGGTGTTATCTTAGCACCAACAGGTGTGGGTAAATCAACCATTTTAACTAAGATGGCGAACCACGCGTTTAACTTAGGTTTTAATGTTGTTCAGATATTTTTTGAGGACAACCCTAAGGTAATCCAAAGAAAACACTTCACGTTATGGACTAAGATTCATCCTGACGATTTGTCAGAAAAGAGAGATGAGGTTACGACTAAAGTTAGAGAAATCGAGGAATCAATGCCTAACAAGTTGATTATGAAAAAGTTACCGTCGGATACTATGACGATGTTACAAATTAAGAATCAAATTAGAAAAATGGTCTCAGACGGAATTAAAGTTGATATGATTGTTTTAGATTATATTGATTGTGTTGTTCCTGATAAGAATTTGGGTGATGAATGGAAGAGTGAGGGTTCGGTAATGAGAGCGTTTGAGGCTATGTGTCACGAGATGAATATTGTTGGATGGACTGCAACTCAAGGTAACAGAGCATCAATATCATCAGAGGTGGTAACAACAGATCAAATGGGAGGATCAATTAAGAAGGCTCAAGTTGGTCACGTTATTATATCGGTAGCAAAAACATTACAACAAAAAGAAATGAAGTTAGCTACCATTGCGATAACTAAATCAAGAATTGGGGATGATGGTGTTGTATTTGAAAATTGTAAGTTTGATAATGCAATGATTGAAATTGATACGGAAAGTTCAATGACGTTCTTAGGTCTTGAAGAACAGAAAGAAGATAGACAAAGACAACGAGTTAAGGAGCTCTTGGATAAGAAGAGACAAAGAGAAACACAGACAAATTAACAAAATAAGTAAATTTAAATAATGGAAAAAATACTAGTAGAAAATCCTAGTCGGTTCGTTATATTTCCGATTGAACACAATGATATTTGGGAATATTACAAACAACACCAAGCGGCGTTTTGGACAGCTGAAGAGGTGGATTTAACAAACGACATCAGAGATTGGGAAACATTAACTGATAACGAAAAATACTTCATTAAAAATGTATTATCGTTTTTCGCGGCCTCAGATGGTATCGTGAATGAAAATTTGGCGGAAAACTTCTATCGTGAGGTACAATACCCCGAAGCTAAATTCTTCTATGGTTTCCAATTAGCGATGGAGAATATCCACTCATTAATGTATTCATTATTGATTGACACATACATCTCAAATGCAAAAGAAAAAGATGAATGTTTTAATGCAATTGATAGATTACCGGCAGTACAGAAGAAAGCTAAGTGGGCGTTGGATTGGATTGAGAACGCTTCTTTTGCTGAAAGATTAGTTGCGTTCGCAGCGGTTGAGGGTATATTTTTCTCAGGATCATTTTGTTCTATATTTTGGTTAAAATCAAGAGGGATTATGCAGGGTCTATGTAACGCTAACACCTTAATATTTAAGGATGAAAACTTACATTGTGATTTCGCAATCCACTTAGTTAATAACCATTTAGAAGATAAACCTTCCGAGAAACGAATCAAACAAATTCTTCTTTCAGCTTTAGAGATTGAAAAAGAATTTATTACAGAATCATTACCTGTTTCACTTATTGGGATGAACTCAAATTTAATGAGACAATATTTGGAATTCGTGGTTGATGGATTATTGGTTAAGTTCGGATGTAGTAAGGAATTCAACGTGGAACAACCATTCAAGTTTATGGAACAAATTGCGGTTGAAACAAAAGGTAATTTCTTCGAATCAAGAACTATGGAGTATCAGAAGGCAAAAATAAATGAAACAATAACATTTACGGAGGATTTTTAAATTTTAGAATATGTCATTAAAAATAATTAAAAGAGGGGGTGAATCAGTTCCATTTAACCCACAAAAAATTTACAACAGAGTTAAACGAGCATCGAAAGGTTTGAATGTTAATTCTGATGAGATTTTTATTAAAGTAATTACTTCAGTCCCAACTGAGGGTGAGGTAACTACAAAGGAATTAGATAAGTTAGTTTATGAGATTGCAGCATCTTACACCGGTAGTCATCACGATTACTCAAGATTAGCATCTTCAGTTGCAATATCTTCTTACCATAAAGAAACAAATGATAGTTTTTCACAAACTATGAATGAACTTTATAGTGATGGTATTATCAATGAAAAACTTATTGAGACGATTAAAGAATATGGTGAAGACACTATTGATTCAGTAATCAATCACGAAAATGATTACAACTTTGATTATTTCGGTTGGAGATCATTACAAGAAATGTATTTGTTAAAGAAACCAACTGGTAAGGTAATTGAAAGACCACAACATATGTATATGAGAGTTGCATTGTGGGTTACGGATAATATGGCTGATGCGTTTGAATATTACAAATCATTATCAAATCAGTTAATTTCTAAGGCAACACCAATTATGATTAACGCGGGAACAAAAGTTCCTCAATTAGCGTCTTGTGTGTTACATTACAATAACTCAGATTCAAGAAAAGGATTGTTAGATACGTTGAACGACATCTCAACTTTTTCATCTGATGCAGCAGGTATTGGATTATCGATGTCTAACCTTAGAAGTAAAGAAAGTAGAATTTCAACATCAGGTGGATATGCAGGTGGATTATTAAAATACCTTAAAATTGTTAATGAATCATTGAGATTCTTTAATCAACAAGGACGTAGACCAGGATCGGCAGCAATTTATATTGAACCTTGGCATAAAGACATCTTTGATCTTTTAGATATTAAAAAGAACACAGGTGCGGAAGAATTGAGAGCTCGTGATTTATTTACGGCACTTTGGATTCCTGACAACTTTATGAGAGCGGTGAAAGAAAATGGTGATTGGTATTTGTTTTGTCCTAACGACATTAAAAATGCTGGTATCAAACCACTACAAGAATCTTTTGGTAACGAATATGAAGAAAACTACGAAAAGGCAGTTTCTTTAGGTCTTGGTAAAAAAGTTAAGGCTCAAGACATTTGGACTAAAATTTATGAGTCACAAATTGAAACGGGAGTTCCTTATTTATGTTCTAAAGATAGTGCTAACCGAAAAACAAATCATCAAAACATCGGAGTGATTAAACAATCAAACCTATGTAATGAGATTTACCAATATACTGATGAAGAAACAACAGCAATTTGTACGTTATCTTCTATGGTGTTAAAGAACTTTATCCAAAACGGTAAATTCGACTTTGAGTTATTATTTACTGAAGTTAGAAAAGTGGTTAAATCTTTAAATAAAGTTGTGGATATTAATAATTACTCAACTCAAAAAGGATTAAAAGGTGGTTTAGAACAAAGAGCAATTGCGATTGGGACTCAAGGTTTAGCGGATGTATTTTACTTAATGGATTACATCTTCACGTCAGAAGAAGCAAAAAAACTTAACAAAGATATTTTTGAAACTATCTATTACGCCGCTATCTACGAAAGTAATGAATTGTGTAAAAACGGTAAATACGAACCGTACAAATTTTTTAAAGGGTCACCAATGTCTAAAGGAGAATTCCAGTTTGATATGTGGGGATTAGATAACACACAACTTTCAGGAATGTGGGATTGGGATAAGTTAAAGGAAAACGTTGCCGAGTATGGTGTTTGTAATTCATTATTCACAGCACAAATGCCGGTAGCATCTTCAGCTAAGATAACAGGTTCATTTGAAATGACAGAACCGGCTCACTCGGCATTATTTAATAGACGAGTAGTTGGAGGTGAAATTTTAATTGTGAACAAATACTTAATAAATGATTTTGAAAAGATTGGTATTTGGAGTGAGGACTTAAAAAATGAGATCATTATCAATGAAGGGTCAATTCAAAACATTAACTTCAACAACTATTTAGATCCTGAAGAT